GGCCATCCGCTATAATATTACCGGATGGCCGCGCGAAATTTCCCCCCTTTTTCGGGTTTGGGCTCTCTTTAATTTGCACGACCAATCATAATGCGTCTTCTAGGCTTAGTTATGTACAACAACTTGGGCCTGAAGTTGTTGGGCCTTTATAAATTAAAGAGTATTCGGCCCACTATCTTTAATTCAAAATGCCTAAGCGCGATCGTACATGGCGTTCTATCGCGGGAACCTCAAAGGTTAGCCGCAATGCTAACTACTCGCCTCGTACAGGAAGTGGGCCGATAGGTAACAAGGCATCCGAATGGGTTAATAGGCCCATGTACAGGAAGCCCAAGATCTACCGGATGATGAGGACCCCCGATGTGCCCAGAGGATGTGAAGGCCCATGTAAGGTCCAGTCCTACGAACAGCGCCATGATATTTCACATGTCGGGAAGGTCATGTGTGTCTCTGACGTGACACGTGGTAATGGCATTACCCATCGTGTGGGCAAGCGCTTCTGTGTTAAGTCTGTGTATATTCTAGGCAAGATATGGATGGATGAGAACATCAAACTGAAGAACCACACGAACAGCGTCATGTTTTGGCTAGTACGAGACCGGAGACCTTATGGAACTCCCATGGATTTCGGACAGGTGTTCAACATGTACGACAACGAGCCCAGTACTGCCACTGTGAAGAACGACCTCCGGGATCGTTACCAAGTTATGCACAGGTTCCATACTAAGGTGACTGGTGGTCAGTATGCGAGCAACGAGCAGGCTCTGGTTCGACGGTTCTGGAAAGTGAACAACCACGTGGTGTACAATCACCAGGAAGCCGCGAAGTACGAGAATCATACGGAGAACGCCCTATTATTGTATATGGCATGTACTCATGCCTCTAATCCTGTATATGCAACGCTTAAGATCCGGATCTATTTTTATGATTCGATCTTGAATTAATAAAATTTGAATTTTATTGAATGATTCTCCAGTACATAATTTACATATGCTCTGTTTGTTGCGAATCGAACAGCTCTAATTACATTGTTAATTGAAATGACGCCTATCTGATCTAAATACATATTAACTAAAAATCTAAACCTAGCTAAATATGTTGATCCAGAAGCTGTCGTCGATGTCGTCCAGACTTGGAAGTTCAGGTAGGCTTTGTGGAGATGCAACGCTCTCCTCAGGTTGTGGTTGAATCGTATTTGTGCGTGGTATACCCTGGTTCTGGTGAACAGCAAGTCCTCTACTCTGTACATCTTGAAATAAAGGGGATTTTGTATTTCCCAGATATACACGCCATTCTCCGCCTGATGTGCAGTGATGAGTTCCCCTGTGCGTGAATCCATGTCCCGCACAGTTTAAGTGGAAGTATATGGAGCACCCGCACTGCAGATCAACACGCCGTCTCCTGATTGCCCTCTTCTTGCCTTGCCTGTGTGCTATCTTGATAGAGGGGGGTTGTGAGGGTGATGAACATCGCATTCTTGATAGTCCAGTCTCTGAGAGATGTGTTCTCGTCTTTGCTGAGGAAGTCTTTATAGCTGGCACCCTCACCAGGATTGCAAAGCACGATTGCTGGGATTCCGCCTTTAATTTGAACTGGCTTACCGTACTTGCAGTTTGATTGCCAATCTCTCTGGGCCCCCAGCAATTCTTTCCAGTGCTTTAGCTTTAGATAATGCGGTGCGATGTCATCAATGACGTTATACTGCACGTCGTTTGAATAGACCCTGGTATTGAAGTCCAAATGTCCACTCAGATAATTATGTGGGCCTAACGCACGCGCCCACATCGTCTTCCCTGTCCTTGAATCACCTTCTATGACAATACTCATGGGTCTATTTGGCCGCGCAGCGGAACCAGCTCCAAAATAAACATCCGCCCACTCTTGCATCTCATCGGGAACGTTAGTGAAAGACGAGAGGGGAAACGGAGGAACCCATGGTTCCGGAGCCTTGGCGAATATTCTTTCTAGATTTGAGCGGATGTTATGATTATGCAGGACAAAATCTTTTGGCTGTTCTTCTTTTAAAACTGCCATGGCAGACTGAACATTTCCTGCATTTAACGCCTTTGCATATGAATCGTTAGCTGATTGTTGACCTCCCCTAGCAGACCTACCGTCGATCTGGAATTCTCCCCATTCCAGTGTGTCTCCGTCCTTGGTAATGTATGTTTTGACGTCGGAGCTGGATTTAGCTCCCTGTATGTTCGGATGGAAATGTGCTGACCTGGTTGGGGAGACCACATCGAAGAATCTGTTATTCGTGCAGTTGTATTTGCCTTCGAATTGGACAAGCACGTGGAGATGAGGTTCCCCATTTTCATGCAACTCTCTGCAGATCTTGATGAATTTCTTGTCTACTGGTGTGTTTAGGTTTTGTATTTGGGAAAGTGCTTCTTCTTTACTAAGGGAACACTGTGGATACGTGAGGAAATAATTTTTGGCTTTAACTGAGAAAGAACCCTTCCGTGGCATATTTGTAAATATATGATGTTCCCCCAATTGCTCTCTCTCACAAAACTCATATCAATTGGGGGAACTGGGGGAACATTTATACTACAACCCTCTATAGAACTTTTAATCTCATTCATACACGTGGC